CCTTGTAATGGTACACAAGTAACAGTATCTAGTGGAACATATACATTTCCAGATGTAACTTCTGCACAAGCAAATACAACTTCTTATGCTGATGTTACTGGCAGTAGTATTACTTATACTCCTCCAAGTGGAACAACAAGAGTAATTTATAAATTTTATTCTCAAATATCATATGATGCAAATTTTCATGCTACACACATCAAATTTTTTTTAGATGGTTCAGAGGTAACAGATGGAAGAAGAACATTTTATGGTAATTATTTAGCAGGTGGATTAACTTATGAATATACAATAAACTGTAATGCAAGTGGAGCAAGTACAGCACACGGAGATATTACTTCTTGGACAACTCCAAAAGTAATGAAATTACAAGCAAGAGAATACGATAGTGGTAATCAATCTGTATTCCATAAATTAAAATTATGGGATGGAACTAGTTCATCAGATGTAGTTGTTCCAATTTTAACAATTACATCATTAAAGGAGACTTAAAATGGCATACACACATAAAATGGTTAATGGTGAAAAAGTACCTTTGACCGATTCAGAAATAAAAGAACTTGAAGCAAGAGATGTAGAGTGGGCAAAAGGTGCTTACGATAGAGCGATTGCAAATTTAAGAATGGAACGAGATAATAAACTCAAAGCGTCAGATTGGATGGGTAACTCTGATGTAAGTATGAGTTCTTCTTGGAAAACTTATAGACAAGAGTTAAGAGACTTGACAAATGGATTAGATACTGAGGACAAAGTAAATAAAGTTACTTGGCCAAAAGAACCATCATAAGATGGACTAAATAGTAAGAAGGAATAACAATGGCTGCGATTATTACAGAAAAATTTAGACAAATAAATGCCGCTCAGTTTGAGGAATCATTTTCTGAAACAAACGAAAACTATTATATGTTTGTAGGAAAATCAACTCCTTTTACAAGTGGAACTACTGGTGGAAGTGATACTTCTCCACCAACTCCAGTAGATGACATTACATCAGAAAATTATAGATGGGATTCAATGTTAGGTGCAAATGCGATTGCAGCTTCTGATGTGTCAAGAGGTGTTCCTAGAAGAACATTTGTATCTGGAACTATTTACGATATGTACGAACATAACATCAGTGCAGCTAATCCTTCAAATCAAACTGGTGCAAGTAATCTTTTTGATTCTACATTTTTTTTCGTAACTTCAGATTTTAGAGTTTATAAAGTTTTATATAACTTAAATTCTTCTGGAACTAAAATCGCATTATCAACCGAACCTACTTTTACCTCTCCAGTAAAACAATTTGTTGGTGGTTATCTTTTACAATATATGTACACATTGACAACCACTCAAGTAGATAAATTTTTAACAACAGACTTTATGGCAGTCGCAACAGACTCAACTGTATCATCTGGTGCAGTAACAACAAGTACAGACTCTGCACCTTTTAATGGTGCTCCGATTGATACTTTCTTAGTAACAAGTCAAGGTAGTGGATATCCAGATGGAACTTACTATGTAAAGGTTGCTGGTGATGGAAGTGGTGGAATACTTAAAATTGTTGTGAGTTCAAATGTAATTACAAGATTTGGTGAAACTGGTGTATCATCAGTTCAAGCTGGTGGTGCAAACTATACTTTTGCAACCGTAGATTTAGCAGGAACAAATGTTTACACAAATGCTGGTGCAACATCTTTAATTAGTGGTTCTACTTTATCAACTTGGAACTCTGCAACTGCTGGAACTATAACTCCAATTATATCACCTCAAGTTGGACACGGACACGATGCAGTTAAAGAATTAGGTGGACATTTTGTAATTTTAAATACAAAGTTTGAACAAGAAGAAGGTAATGACATTACAGTTGCGAATGATTTTAGACAAGTTGGTATTATGAAAAATCCAACTCAGTTTAATAGTTCAACATTATTTACTGCCTCAACTGCAAGAAATACATATGCAGTTTACATACCTTCACCGAGTGGAGATTTTGATGCAGACGAAAAAATAACTCAAGCATCTACTGGTGCAGTAGGTAAAGTTGTTGAATGGGATGCAACAAATAAAATTTTATATTATCAACAAGAAAGATTTTCTAATTTTGGTGTAAATACTGCAAATAACACCGTTTTATTTTCTGGTGCAAATGCAATATCTGGTGCAGATTCTAGTGCATCTGGTACACCATCATCAACTAGTTCTGAAACAGTTGATAGTATCGCATTTTCAAGTGGTTATGCAAACCCAGAAATGCACCCAGACAGTGGAGACATAATTTACATAGAAAACAGAAGACCTATTTCACGAGCATCTGACCAAACAGAGGATGTAAAAATTATAGTTGAGTTTTAATAATGACACAAAAAACAAATTTAAATGTAACACCATATTATGATGATTTTGATGAGAGTAAAAATTTTCATAAAGTATTGTATAGACCCGGCTTTGCAGTACAAGCTAGAGAACTAACCACACAACAATCCATACTTCAAAATCAAATTGAAGAAATGGGTAGAAACATCTTCACCGAGGGTGCAATCATATCTGGTGGTGAAGTTGGAATGGACAAACAGTATTATGCTGTTAAGATTCAAGGTACATTTAATACCACAGACATTACATCAAATATTTCATCTTATAAAGACAAAATTATTACTGGTGCTACATCTGGTGTAGCTGCAACAGTTGTAGGAACTGCAGCTGCAAGTGGTGATGACCCAATCACTTTATTTGTAAAGTATTTAAATCCAGATTTGACTGGTGAACAATTTGTATTTACTGATGGAGAAAATTTATTTGCTGACGGTGCAATAGGTTCTTTTATTGCTGGTCAAGAATCATTGACTATTCAATCATCAGATGCAACTGCGATTGGTTCAGCAGTTACTGTTGCATCTGGTACATATTTTGTCAGAGGTCATTTTGTAAATGTTACAGAACAAACATTAGTTTTAGACAAGTATAGTAATACACCATCATACAGAATTGGTTTTACAGTCACAGAAGATTTAGTAACCCCAGAAGAAGATAGCACATTATATGATAACGCAACTGGAACATCAAATGAAAATGCAGCTGGTGCTCATAGATTAAAAATTTCACTAACACTTTCAAAATTATCTTTAACAGATACTAATGATACAAACTTTGTTGAGATAATGAGAGTTAATCTTGGTAATGTTTTATCTGCATCTAGAAATACAGAGTATGCAGTATTAGGTGAAACACTTGCAAGAAGAACTTATGATGAATCTGGACATTACATTGTTAGAGATTTCAAACCAGATGCGAGAGAAACTTTAGATGATGGTCTTAATAATGGTGTGTTTCCATCTGGAACTACAACCGATAGTGGAAATGAAGCATCAGAAGATTTACTTACTTTACATCTAACGCCAGGTAAGGCATATGTTGCTGGTTATGAAATAGAAAAAAGTCACCCAACATTTATTGATATAAGAAAACCAAGAACAACTGAAAATGTTGATAATGCAATCACACCAGTTGAAGTTGGTAATACAATCGTTGTTGAAAATGTATTTGGTTCTCCAGACATTTCTCCAGAAACGCCAGGTTCTATTGATGAACCATTTATGGAAGTTTCACTTCACGATAATTTTACAATATCAAAATCAACTGGTACAACTGGTGGGCCTGCAAGAGGAACAGAAACAGATAGTATTCTAACAGAAGATGGTGGAAAGATTGGTGTTGCAAGAGTAAGAAGTTTTGATACAGCTGCAAACAATTCCACAGTAACTGACTTTTTATCAAATAGTGCAGATAATGATTCACAATTTAATCTTGGATTATTTGATATTAAAATGTTTACAGAGATTGATTTTAGTGGAGTTGTAACTACATCTGAATTTGTTGCTGGTGCAAAAATAACTGGTGCTAATTCTGGTGCAACTGGATTCGTTCACTCTGTTAGTTCTGATGCAGTTTATCTCACAAATGTTAATGGTATATTCTCAAGTGGTGAAAAAGTAAAATCAAGTTCATCAACTCAATCAGATGAATTAGTACACGAAAATGGTACAACAACAGATTTAACAATTAGTGCAGTAGAGTCATTTGATATTAGTCAAGTAAGACAAATCTTTATGAATGATGATGATTCAAATCAAGCAAACTTTAGTGCTGATTGTGTTATGCAAAGTAGATTTAATTTAACTGGTACAGTATCACTTACAAGAAATACAGATACTTTAGTTGGACAAAACACTTTATTCAATACTGAATTAAAAGCTGGTGATGTTTTAGAAGTTCCAACTGGTGCTAATAGTGCAACAGAAAAAATTGTTATTGAAACTGTAACAGATAATACTACTGCAACTTACTTTTGTATTCAAGGTGGTGCAGTTGTTACAACTTCTCAAACAACTGAAAGCACTGGTACTGCAACATTTACTTCAACTGGGGCGTTTACTGCAACTACTGGTTCAATATTAAGTGGTTCTGGAAGTAGAACAGTTGTATTTAAAGACCACGCAGATAACGGATATAATGGTAAAGCAACATTAACAAGAACTGGTAATAATACAGGCACATATCCAGTTAACTCTGGTGTTGCTAATACAGATGGTGCAAGTATTGGTGTTGCAGAAGTAATTTTAATCTCTTCAAATGTAACAAGTGTTGGTGCAGTTAGAACAAGAACAAAAATTAATGATGTAAATAAAAATATTCTTTTAAGAAAAACAGTTAAAAAATATGCAAAATCAATGTTGACTGTTGACAATGATGGTGTATCACAAACTTCATATACATTTAAAAAACAATTTATTGTTACATCAAACGCATCTGGACAGATAGTAATAACTGCTGGAACTAATGAAACATTTAACGCATTATCTAACACAAATTATGCGATTACTGTTTTAGATGATGGTTCTGGTGGTTGTGATGATGGTGATATTATTGACATTGATGATATGACATCGGCTGTACTTGCTGGAGATTCTAAAACTGCAACATTTACAGACACAACTGTTTTCGGAACATCTTCGGATTGTGTAGTTAAAGTTACTGCAACAATAACTAAAACTTCTGCACAACAAAAAAACAAAATAAACAATCCTGCTCATTTAGTTATTGTAGATAACAATGGTGTAGGTGGTGGTGTTCAATATGGTACATCTGCACACCATAAAGAAATTTCTTTAGGTAGAACTGATGTTTATAAAATAAGAGCAATTTTTGAATCTGCAAATGCATCTACCGACCCAATAGTTCCTCAATTTACTGGAACAGTAGCAAGTGGAACATTTACAAAAGGTGAAAGAATAAAAGGAACAACCAGTGGTGCCATAGGTTCTTTAATTAACACAGGCCCGACTACATTCTTTTATGTTTTATTGTCTACTACAAATTTTTCTGACGGTGAAACATTTACTGGTTTAACAAGTGGTGCTACTGGAACAACAACTACTGTAACTGCTGGTGATGCAGTTGTAACTAATAATTTTGTTTTAGATGATGGTATGAGAGATTCGTATTATGACATTTCTAGAATTATTAGAAAAACAAATGTTGATGTTCCTATTGGTAAATTATTAATTGTATGTGACCATTTTACTCACGGTACTGGTGACTTCTTTAATGTAGATTCGTATTCAAATATAGATTACAAAGACATACCCACATACCTTGCAACAAGAGTAGACACAGAACAAAGACAACCTAGAGGTAGATTCTTATTACACGATTCAATAGATTTCAGACCTACTGTTGCGAATGATGATACAATCTCTACTGTTACAACATCATCACAAAGTTTATCAACTGAACGAGTAAATGATTTTACATTTAACTTTGCACAAAGAAATTTCTCTGCAGCTGGTTCAGTAGTTTCAAATATCCCACAAGATAATTCTAACTTTCAGTATGATTTAGATTTTTATGTTGGAAGAACAGATAGTATATTTTTGACAAAAGACAGAGAATTTGTAGTCAAAGAAGGTTTAGATGTTGAAGTAGAAATAACAGAACCCCCTAAACCTCTTGCAGAAAACGAAGCTATGAAAATAGTTGATGTATTGATGCAACCTTTTGTAAAAGAACCAGAACAAGATATATTTTTAAGAATACAAAAAAATAATAGATTTACAATGAGAGATATTGGTCGTTTAGAAAATAGAATTGAACGACTAGAAGATTACACAACTCTTAACTTATTAGAAGCAGAAACAGAAAACTTTCAAGTATTAGATGCAAATGGATTTGATAGATTTAAATCTGGTTTTGTTGTTGATAATTTTACTGGACACAAAACTGGTGATGTATCTCACCAAGATTATAGTTGTTCAATAGATTACGAAAACAGAACATTAAGACCAAAATATTCTATGAAGAATGTGGCACTCATAGAACAAAATACAAATTCTACTGCAAGAGCAAATGATGGTTATTCTAAAATTGGTG